GCTGTTGATGATGTAGCTGTATTAGCTGCTGGTGAAGATCCAATGGGTCACATCAGAAATCAACTTGCAGATGCTATCAATAAATTGAACTCTGTTCGTTTATTTGAAACTCTTACTGGTTTATTCCATACTGCTCTTAATGGTCATCGTCTTGAGAAGCAAGTTGGTAGTTCCAGTGCTAGTGCTGAAGCAAACTATCTTACTGCTGCTACTGTTGCAGAAGCTCGTTCCCTTCTAGGAGAAAGAGGAGAAGAACTTGATCTTCTTATAGTTCACCCTGCGGTTGCTTACTACTTATACCAAGTAGGTCTATTAACATTCTCAACTTCTGCCCTATCAACTGGTACAGGCATTACTTGGGGTGGCGGTGGAGTTGGTGTAACTGACAGATCAATCGGTCAGTTTGCTGGTTGCACAGTTGTAATAGACTCTCAGGTAAACATCAACGATCCAACATCTACTGGTAATCGTCAAGAGTTCCGTTGCTACTTAATGAAGTCAGGAGTAATTCTTGAAGGTCAGCAGTCTGAGTTAGGTATTGAAGCAGAAAGAAACATCTTATCTAAGCAAGATGTCATGTCTGTTGACTACCATAGTGCTTATCACGTTATGGGTACTAAGTGGACAAACGCTGCTGATAACCCTGCCAACTCAGCACTAAGAACTGGATCAAACTGGGGTGTAACTTACGATATCGACCAGATTCCTATGGTTGAAATCTTTGTAAACACACCATTGTCCAATGGTTTAAAGTCTTAATTTTTATTAAGATTAAAATGTGGTCATTAAACCTCGCCAAATATTGGTGGGGTTTTTTCTTTACGCTACAATAAAACTAAATTACTTTAATAATCGTGGCAGCTACCATAATTGCAACTATAAAAAGTGAAACTGCTAATAGCTATGTCACATTGACAGAAGCTAATAGTTATTTTGAAACTGTACCAGATTCAAGTACCTGGACTAATAAAACAGACGATCAGAAAAATAGATCATTAATAGCTGCTACAAGATGGATTGATACTTTTGTATTTCAAGGAGATAGATGTGACGAAAATCAGGCACTTAAATTTCCAAGAACAAATTATCAGGTAGATAGAGTTGAATTAAGTTGTTCTACTATTCCAAATAATATTAAATATGCACAATATGAATTAGCTAGAGCACTAGCTAATGATACAGGTGCTATTACTGGAACAACTGGTAAAGATGGCAACTTTTCTGAAGTAAAGCTAGGAGATATTGAAGTTAAATACAATACTGATAGCCAGGGAACAGGATCAATAAATAATATTTTAGATGTTTACCCGTGGTTACAAAGTTATCTTGGAGCATATATGCTAGGTGGAGCAGGAACTTTTCAGATGAGGGTAGTTAGAGGCTGATGGCAGGACAACTAGATACAGCATTAAAAAATATAGCAAAACAGGTCGTTGCCCAACTTGGCGATTCTTTAGATACAACTATTGTTTATACAAGAAAAGGAGTCTCAAGTTATAACAATGAGACAGGAGAATACCATACAGTAGATACAAATTACACAATAAAAGTTCCTATCGAGTTTATAAGGTCTAGCGAAGAAACAGGTTTTCAAGAAAATGTAGCAAGAATGTACATAACACCTGACCTAATTGGAGATAGCCAACCTTTACTACAAGATGAGATTACTTTGACATTTTCTGGATCAAGCAGAAGTTGTAAAATAACTAATATTCTTACTCAAAAAGGCGGTCAAGAATATTTATTTAGAGTTGATGTTATTTTCTAATGACTTTAGTAAACGCACGAGCAGCATTTGAAACCGCAATCCTAAATGCGGTAACAGACGCAGATCCTACTGTATCTGTAATTTTTGATAATACACCTTTTAACTCTCCAGGTAAGAATAAAAAATATGTGATGGTAAGTTTAGACTTTAATCAATCTACTACTCAAACACAGGGAGCAGCATCAAGTTTTTATTCTGGTTCTATAAGATGTGGGATTATGACACCGCCTCATAAGGGAAGTGCAGTGGCTTCTGCAATAGCTGAAACAGTTATTACAGGTCTTACTTCCGTTAATGCTTCAACTTATGTAGATACTTTTTCTGTTACACCAAGAGTATTACAAATAGAAGGTCCAACTTCTGTAAATGTTGAAGAAGATAGTCACTATTTATCTGTTGTAAGTTGCGATTTTACTGCTAATGCCTAAAGATTTTAAAAAACATTTTACTAAAGACTTAGGAAAGCTAATAACTAAGGGAAGAAAAGAGGTTGCAAAAACAGTAGCTCGTTCTTTAATTGAAAAAGGTCCGTGGTGGACAGGAACATTTGGAGAAAACTGGATAGTATCAAAAAGTCCTGTCCAAGCAACTAAGAAAAGAAAACCAGACTTTCCATATTATTTGATACCCGATCCAACAGCCAGACAGATAAAAAATCCTAGAGTTCCAAATGTAACTTTAAATCAGGATTTATTTATTGGTAACAGAGCTGAGTATGCTGGCTTCGCTATCAACGCACCAGGTCAAACAAGACCTGACTTAAAAGGCAATCCCGTTACTTATGCCGAACATGGTAGACAACACGCTTTAACTGCAATCGGACCAAATTGGTACAATATTTACACAAAAGGTGGTCTTATCAACAAAGATATAGCATTAGCGTTCAAAAAAGTTGGCTTTAAGTAATAAAGTAGTAGTATAGTAAATGAATGTACTAATTTATTTTGCATGGCAACAGAAAGAGCAATCGACAAACTAAAGCAAGCGTTTAGTTTAAACACTAAAAGTAGTTACTCTATTTATAAAAATGGAGAGGTAGTATTGACTGTCTATTGGACACCCTTAACTATTGCTGATAGAGATACCATAAATGCTACTTTAATAGCTACTAATAAAGGACAGGAAGAAGGTAGTTTAGATTTTGCATTACAGGTAATAATAAACAAAGCAGAAGATGAAAGTGGACAAAAGCTATTTGCTGAAGGAGATAAACCTAGTCTTAGAAGAGAAATACCACTAGCTGTTTTGTTAGAACTTATGACTAAAATGCAAGAATTGGGCGAGGAGGCTGGCCCTGATGCCGTAAAAAGCACAACTTGATAAAGATAACTATTTATACCTTCAATTTTTTATTGCAGAAAATTTAGGTATGACATTGCATTATTTAAAAAAGAATATGACAGTAGAAGAATTATATGGTTGGAGTGCATATTTTAAATTAAAAGGAGAGCGAGAAGAGAAAGCGTATGAAGATGCAAAAAAGAAGGCTCAATATCGTAAGGTACGCTAAACTGTAAATAATGTTTTATCGAGATTAGTGGCATCTAATTACGAAGTTAATATAAAACTGAATACCAGGACTGTTAATAAACAGTTAAATAATCTTGAGAAGCGTATATCAAAGTTAAATAGACTAGCTCAAGGTGGTAGAGCAAGTAAAACTGTAAACAAAAACGAACAGGAGAAATTAAAGTCAGCAACTAATAGATTTAAGATAGAAACTAAAAATACATTAGAGCAAAAGAAACAAACATTAGAGAAACAAAAACAATTAAAACTTGAACGACAGTCAGCTAATCTTAGAACTAAGCAATCGAGTGGTGGTGTAACAACGGGTAGAGGTGGATCTAGGGGAGCAGGAAAAGGAGGAGTTTTATCAGGAGCATTAATCAGTGGTGCATTTCCTCTTTTATTTGGACAAGGATTATTAGGTGGTGCTGCTGGTTTTGCTGGTGGAGCTATAGGTGGAGCAGTTGGTGGTCAAATGGGAGGGTTTGCAGGAGGTCTTATTGCTACAGCAGGACTTACTATGCTTACCAATCTTAAAGACAGTATGGTTGATTTAGGAAATGCTCTTGACCCTGCTGTAGCAAATATAGATCAAAGCATTGAAAAATTAGGAATAATAAATAGATCCAGAGCAGCCGAAATAAAGTTAATTGAAACATTCCAAGGAAAACAAGCTGCTTTAGCTGAAATTACTAAAGATACAGCTAAAGTTATAGGACAAGATGGAGTACGAGCATTAAAAGAGTTTGCCGAGACTATGAAAGCTATAACAGATCCTTTTAAAGATATATTTTTAAACACAAAAGCAGAGTTAGCAAAACTTTTTAACTTAATTGCCGATGTTGGAAATATAGATTTGGTTAAAGCAAAACAAAACTTAGGGGGAAATAACGATCCATTGGTTAAAGCGTTAGGAAATACCATAAATGCTTCAAACCAACTAGGTATGCAACCTAGCGAATTTACAAAACCCATAGATTCAAGTTTTTTAGGTATGCTTTCTCGTGGTATGAGTGGATTTAATAATCTTACGGGGGATATTCCTACCGTTGACTTAAACAAAGCAGGAGAGGCAGAGAAAAGAAGATTGGCAAACTTAAAAGAAACACTAGAGTTAGCTATAAAAATAAAATCAGCACAAGGAGAAGGAGCTAGAATTGTAGAAAAAATTTCAGCAGATTATAAAACTTTAGTTGGAAACATTACAGGTCAGTTAGGGGTAGAAATGGAAATTTTAGAACTTAGAAAAACTGGTTTAAATCCTGCTTTAGCAAAACAAGTTCTTATGATAGAAAAGGCAGGACAAAATCAGTTAGCTGTATTAGAAGAGCAGATTAAAGGAGTTGAAGAATTAATCCAAGCAGAAAAAGAAAAAGAAATTGTAGACGCAGCAGCACTTATTATATTAGAAGCAGAAAAACAAGGTTTAACAGATAGTTTAAAAACAACACTTGAATTATTAGAAGTTGATAAGAAAAGAGTAATAGAACAAAGTAGACTAGCAAGGGCAGCAAAGGCAACTCAAGATTCTTTTGACGCTTTAAAACAAACTATTGCTACAGATTTAGCTGATGGGATACAAGGTTTAATTCGTGGAACAAATACATTAAATCAAGTAATGAATACTGTATTAGATAAAATGATAGATGCAGCGTTTAACATGGCATTTTTTGGTAATGCAGGAGGTAGTTTAATACCTGGAAGTGGTTTATTTGGTGGTTTGTTTAGAGCAGAAGGAGGACCAGTAAAAGGAGGTAAATCTTATATTGTTGGAGAACGTGGTCCAGAGATGTTTACACCTGGAGTAAGCGGAGCAATAACACCTAACCATCAGTTAGGAGGTTCTACAAGTGTAGTGGTAAATGTAGATGCTTCTGGTTCGGCTGTAGAGGGAGATGACGATAGAGGTAGAGAGCTTGGTCGTCTTATATCAGTTGCAGTACAATCTGAATTAATACAACAGAAAAGACCTGGAGGTTTACTTGCTTAATGGCTACCTTCCCTTCAATTACTCCGACATACGGGCAACAAAAAAGATCCGCACCAAAAACTAGAACAGTTCGTTTTGCAGACGGATATGAGCATAGAATACTGTTTGGATTAGCTCAACACCAAAATCCAAAAATTTATAATTTTACATTTGAGGTATCAGAAACAGATGCAGATACAATAGAAACTTTTTTAGATGCAAGAGCAAATGATAGTGCCAGTTTTGATTTTACTCCGCCAGGAGAGGCTAGTTCTTCAAAATTTGTATGCGAAACATGGTCTAAGTCAATCCCATATTTAAACAGAGCAACAATACAGACAACATTTAGGGAGGTGTTTGAGCCATGAGTACTGATCCTGTATTTAGTGAAGTTCAAAAGATAAATCCTTCTGCAATTATTGAACTTTTTACGTTACAGCTAGATAGCTCTTTACATGGTGCAAATACAATTTATAGATTTCATGCTGGATCTAACTTAAATGCAAATGGTGAAATAGTCTGGGCTGGTAATTCTTATCAAAGATTTCCAATAGAAGCTACAGGTTTTGCATATCAACGTGGTCAAATACCAAGACCAAAACTTGTTATTAGTAATGCACTTGGAACCATATCTGCAATTTTACTGCTTGTTAATCAGACAACGGCTGGTAATGATTTAACAGGTGCTACCTTCACTAGAATAAGAACAATGGCAAGATTTCTTGATGCTGCGAATTTTAGTGGTGGTAGTAATCCTTTAGGTACACCAGATCCTACAGCAGAGTTTAAACGTCAAGTTTATACAGTAGATAGAAAATCAGCAGAAAACAGAGAAATAGTAGAATTTGAATTAGCAGGAGCTATTGATATGGCTGGGGTTAGAGCACCTAAACGTCAATGCACCCGTGCTTTATTTCCTAGCATTGGTACGTTTACGCAATGAGTTGGAAATATAAAGCACTACTTCATGCTCAACGTGAAGATCCTAGAGAGTCTTGCGGACTTCTATTAAACGTTAAAGGTAAAGAACAATATTATCCATGTCGTAATCTTTCAATTACAGATAATCAGTGTTTTATTATTGATCCAGAAGATTATGTAAAAGCAGATAATGTAGGTGAAATTATTGGTGTTGTTCATAGTCATCCTATAACACCTCCTGATCCTAGTCAGGCAGATAAAGTTAGTTGTGAAAACAGTAATTTACCGTGGCATATTGTAAATCCTAAAACAGAACAGTGGGGGTATTTAGAACCATGTGGTTATAAACCGCCATTACTAGGTCGTGAATGGGTATGGGGTGTAACTGATTGCTGGAGTTTAGTTGTTGATTGGTATAAAGAAGAAAAAGGTATAAAACTTAGAGATTATCAAAGAAGTATGACACCACAAGAGTTTTTAGAAAATCCATTGTTTGAAGATTATGCTTGGCGAACAGGTTTTAGAGAACTTAGATCAGACGAACCATGTGAAGAAGGAGATGTATTATTAATGTCTATAATGCACCCAACTTTAAATCATGTAGCTATTTTTCTTGGAGATATGGTTTTACATCATTTAGCAGATAGACTATCTTGTAGAGAGCCATATTCTGAGTGGTTGTTAAAATGTACTGGTAAGAGGTATCGCTATGCTCAGAAAAGTTAAACTTTACGGA